AAGTGTACACTTTCAGTTCGCTCATTTGTCGGCCTCCTTTACTTTCCAAGGAAAGTAATCAACATTTCTGCAAATTTGTATCCCATCCACTTCCTTGCATTCGGTTTGTCTCTGTTCTCCTGTTCCGTAATTCACAGCCAATGCAGTGAGAATAACACCTAGAATACATCCAATAAACAATCCCAGACAAAAAGAGTCCTTATCAAAATCGCTCATTTGTCGTCCTCCCATCGGTTCTCGAACCTCTCGCAAGGTTGTGTCCAGTTCTCTATCTCCGTCATGTATCCGCACTCGTCCCTGCACCACAGCTCCAGCCTTCCGGAGCCTATCGGTGCATGGTTCGCGCGGTCGCAGTGCTTGCAGTCGTCACAGGTATGTCTACACATCTTTTTTCGCCCACGGAAGGAACGAGAAAAAGTGCTTGATGACCTCCACCGTCCAATCGTTTGGTCATGGACGGCTTTTTAGTGGCACGGCGGGAGTCGAACCCGCCCGGATACGCTACCCCTCCCGTACCGCTCCGATTCCGCATCTGCCGTGTTCCCTGCTATATTTCCGAGCGGCAGGGTCGCTCATGCCCTCGGACACAACTAGAAGGGCAATTTGTTTACCTCGTCCTCAAGGCTCTGTGCCTCTGCGCTCGGGGCCATGGGAGCAGCCTTCGGAGCGGGCGAGGGCTTTCCCAATGCCTTCACACCATCCTTGGGCTTGAACTTGCGAAGGGCTGCGCTGTACTTGCGGCTGATGCTCTTCGCGACTCCCTCGCTTACGGGCTTGATTCCACGCGACGCGTAATGTCCGACGGGATTTACAAAAGACACCTTCTCGTAGCTCTTACCGTTGTATTCCTCCCATTGGGTCGTGAACTCGCACTCGAACCCTTCGAGGCATGTACCGTTGAGCTCCTCGAAGTCGTAGCCGGTATATCCGATGTCGCGCAGCGTCTCCGCCGTCCTGTCAACGGCTCCGTCGGAGAGCCACAGGTCGGCATAATAGACCTTGCCTTCGGATACGGGCGTCTGCGAGTCAAGGTCGAAGTCGGCCCTGATGTGGAGCTTGACGCTGGGAGTGTGTGTGTTCTTGCTCTCCGCGAGAGCGTGGGACATAATGGTTCCTCTGTAATTAGCCATTACTTACCTTCCTTTTTGTTGTTCAATTTCTTGTAAGCCTCGTAGATGGCGTAGGGGGTGGGACCGCTCTCGCACCATTTCAGCGTGGCTTCCTTGGTTTTCGCTTCCATGCTTTCCGCTGCTGTCTTGATAGCCTCCAGCATTTCACCGCTGGACTTTCCGGATACGATGTGGGTGTAGATTTCACTCATGTCGAGGTCCATAACCTCTGGCAGGCCGTACCTGTTCTTTGCGTCCCAGGCTGCGCTGTGGGTCGTCTGTACGATACGTTCTGTTCCTCCCTGGGCCTTGACCTTCATTCCATCCTTGCGCACGTAGATTTCGAAGCGGGCGAAGAGAACGGCGTCGCACCATTCCTTGAAGATTCCGGCCACCTTGGTGTTCACCTTGGATTCGAAGTGGTCGTAATCGTCGCCTTCGGGATTCTTGACCGTCTTGAGCTGGGAATGCGACAGGATGAGTACGGCCAGTCCCGCGGCGTTCACCTTGTCCAGAACGGCCAGCATCTTGCGGGCTTCCTGCTGAGCGATAACGTAGCCCTTGCCGTATCCGAAGTCCTCGATGTGCTTGATTTCATTCTTCTTTGCGGCCTGGACCACGTGAGCGTAGAGCATGGGCTCTATCCAGTCGAGAGTGTCGATTACGAGCGTCTTGTAGCCCGACGGATTGGAAGCCAGTTCCTCGCAGAATGACAGGGATTCCGCCCACGATGTCGGTGTGAAGCTGGGCGTGTCAGCGAACTGCGGGCCCACAAGGCCCGATTCCCCGCAAAGGAAAACAGGGTTCGGCATCTTGGCACCGGCGGTGGACTTGCCCACACCTTCCTGGCCGATGAGCATGATTTTTGGAGGCCTTGTGCTTGGGCCTTTTTTTATGGATTCAAGTAGTGACATTGTTGTGTCCTCCGATTGATTGTTGGTTAAAGTTCCTCGTTCACCTTTTCCGCCTTACGGAAAAGCGTAACGTCGTCAAGGTTTGATTCACCGGTGCATACGCCAAAGTATTCGCAGGTGCCGTACACCGAGCAGGCCTGGGAGTTTCTGCTCCAGCGGTTCATCCTCTCGGCGTCGGCGATTTCCCTGGATACTGCCCACATGTCGAACAGGTATTCCAGAAGGTCGTTGTCGCTTCTGGAAATCTCGATGCGGGCGTAGTAGTAGTCGGGTCTTTTTTCAATATCTGCTTTAAGCCTTTCATACCACTCATCCGTGGTTTCATCTCTCACCATGAGAGATATTCCATTCTCGTTATCGGCAGACTGCCTTGGCTTTCCGTTCTTTAGGTATGCCCGTTCACCATTTGCGTCCACCGCAATCTTGAAGCCGTCTTCGTCAAGAACTGGTATGCTGTGGAGAGGGCTAATGGTAGGCTTACGGATCACGTCGTATAGGCAAGTGCTGGCCTGGTGTCCCAACGCCTCGGCTCCACAGTAGTAGCCCGAAACCTGTCCGTCGATGGGGAGTTTCCTCCAGTAGTCCGAACCGGGTCCGATGTCCTGGCTGGTGGTCTTGTGCTCCACGATCACCACCTTTCCCGTGGCCTTTTCCTTGGCCAGTGCGTCAATCTTTCCCGACAGGTGGAATGTCTTGGATACACCGCCAGTCTCTGGGTTCATCAGAGGGGCGTCGAAGCGCATTTCCGTGCCGATGCTCTCGTATGTGTCCTTGTCCGATTCCTCCCAGCGTTTCTTGTAGCCCTCAAAGAGGGCGAGAAGCGTCATGGACGAATAGCTATCTTCCATGTTTGGTGTGGTCGGGATTTTACCCTGCCAGTACCCCTCAAGCATTGAGTGCATTGCCGTACCGAAGTTCAAGGCGTCGCTTGTCTTTATGGGCCTTTTCAGGTCCTCGTAGCAGAACTTGAATGCCCTGTGGCATGACGCGAACTTGTTACGCATGCTGTTTGTCAATTCCCTAGTCATCGTAGTTTTCCTCCGTAATGTCCCCGAAGTTGATAGTGTCGAAGTTCAGTTCCTCGTCTAGGCAGCGCTCTTCGACTTCTTCAGGTTCCTGGTTTTCATTCCTCTTGATTTCCTTTTCCACAGCTTCCGCGATTACATCAGCTATACATGCAGCCTTCTTCCTTGCCATAAGATTCTCCTAGAATGTCGATGCCAGCATCTTGGCGGTCCATACGGCCTCGTCCCATGTGGCTCCGCCCTGCCTTATACGGTTTATTTCCTTGTGGACCTTGGCCTTTCCGTAGGCCTCGCCGGTGACAGTCAGGTAGGCCCTGTTCCTGTCGCCGGTGACGGTGAAGGTGCTTTGCGATTTCTTGCTCTTGAATTCCTGTGTCGGCATAGTTACGGGTCCATGATTTCGGCGAGTTCCAGGGCGAGGCAGTATTCCAGGTCGCGGCGAGTGGATTCCACGCCGAAGCGGCACCACTTGTACTCGCTTACCATTTCCTTGGAGGGCTGCTCCCCGTCGGTGATGTCCTCTGCGATGGCGACCGCAGCGGCGTTCATCTTGCGCAAGGCCTCCTCGTGCGCCATGTTGAGAATATCCATGTCTCGTTTCGTCATCATAGGTTTACCATCCTAGTTGGTTTGTTTCAATTACAAACTCTTTAATTAGCTCTATCGGGAACCAGCGAAGCGAACCAGGTCCTCCTAGCTGGATCATGGGGAAGTTTCTTTTTGTCTTGGACTTCTTTCTGGTCTTGATTAACTTCTCAAGGCCCTTTACAGTAAGCCCAACTAATTCGGCTGCGCCTTCTATGCCAACGCATTCCATGCCGATGATGGTCTTTCTTTCAGGTGCCGCGGTTCTCATAGTCTTGTCCTCATGGTCACCGTTCCGTACTTGGTCAAATTATCGGCTGCCACGTGTGTCCAGTTACGGTGCTGATATTCCTTGAACTCTTTGTTCTTGGGGTCGCTCTCGAACCTGTCA